CTCCTCGCCGCATTGTCCCAGGAAGTACGCCAGGTTGAGCCTGTCCAGGTGGAAGGCATCAACAGCAGCGGCCAGGTCATTCATCAAGCTGTCGGGCAGGCTCGATGGGTGGCAGAGCATGATCCTGCCCAGCTGTTCCTTGGTCAGAGGCCAGTCACCACTGCTCTTGTGCAGCAGGGTGGGTGGTTGTTCCTTGTGGAAGTTGCAGACCCAGCTGGCGGATTCCGTGAGCAGGCCAGGGTCTGCCTGGCAGATGGCCTGGCGTAGCTCCTCGATGCCAGCACGCTGCTGGGGTTCGCCTTTGAAGACTTCCCAGAACTGAGCCCAACGCTCGGGAGTGAAGGTGATGTCTTGGATGGTCATGCGGGTGGGGACCAGAGGATGGGTGTTTGCTTTGCGTGGTCGTATTCTCCCGGTCTCAGAATCCGGGCACAACGCGCCATCTGAATGGCGAAATCAATGGTGTGACCGGCCTTGGCATAGGCCTGAACCACAGCCAGCCACATTTCCTGGGGTGACTTGCACCCTGCCAGGAGCTTGGCAGCACCAACGGCACCAACGCCTTTGCAGCCTGGGTAGCCATCGGTGGCATCACCGGTCAGGACCTGGCTGAAGAAGTTGTAGTCAGCCTGCCACTGACCAACGTCAATGATGCCCTCGCCGTCCAGGTGGAGACCAGGGATTGAACGGAGGTCCTTGTCACGGGAGACGATGATGTCTCCCTCCTCGGCCATGACACCAAGCACGTCATCACCCTCCACGTTGGCCAGGGTGAGTGATGGCCAGGACGTGGCGGCCCAGTCACGGAATGCAGCCAGCCCTGCTGGTCTGCGGTACTTGCGGCGGTTGGACTTGTAGTCCGGGTAGATGGCGTATCTGAAGTTGCTGCTGCCCCCCAGGACCAGCACTGGGCTGTGATCTGGTGCAATGGCCTGGAAGCGATCTACCTCGGCTTCAAAGGAGTCCTTGGCATCCGTGATGCGACAGAGGTAGGTCCAGCTGTCAGGGCTCAGTTCAACTTCGTACTCAGCTGCAGTGGCAGCACGGAACAGGTAGTAGTCCGCGTCAATCAGGATTCTCATTGTCCTCCCGGATGGTGGTTTCACGAATCAAGCGATCAGCCACCTCGTTGACGGCTAGATGACAGATGCGTGCTTGGTCTTCCCGTGGCGCCCAGGTGCGGATGACCTGAGCGATTTTCCACATCACCATTCCCATGCGACGGGGGTCATCAATGCCGTACTCACCAGTGGCCCAGTACAGCTCAGACAGTTCATTGAGCAGGGTCATTTGATGATGATGGCGTTGGAATCGGGCCAGCGGTTCTTGGCGTACAGCTTGGCCTTGGCGGCAGTGGCAGCATGGATGCTGACCTTCATGGGGTTGGATCCCTTCAAGGTCACCAGCAGGTTGAACAGCTTGGTTCTCTCACCAGGCAACGGCCTGCTGAGACCATCACCAAGGATCGGCTGCGGGCCATCCATGGTGGGTGGGATGGCATAGCTGGGTTGGATGCGTCCCATCACTGCTGCCCCGCTTCCAGGACATGATTCAGCGCACGGATGTAGCCGTCGTTGTAGGCCTCGCCATACCTGTAGCCAGACTTGACGGACTCGTTGTAGCGCTCCATGCCAAGCATGATCAGGCGCTTGATCGTGCCAACTGTGACCTCAAGCTGATGGTCCTCATTCAGGGAGTCGGAGATTTCTGGGGTCATAGACGTTGGTGGTTTTAGTAGTTGATCCAAGGGTCCAGGTGATTGAGCAGGAATGGTCATTGATGTTTGTGATTGATCCCTTCTTCCACCCATCAGCGGTGTAGAAGGTGACGGTCTGTCCAGCACGGAGCTGCTTCCAGCTCAGAACGGGCTTCCCGGTTCTTCCCATGTCTGCTCCATGGACTGTTTGTGCTCGTCGAAATGAAAGGAACCTGCATAGCCACATCGGCCCAGCATCCTGTTCTTGAGGCAATAGGAATGAGTGGTCTGGTCACCGCGTTTACGACCCAGCGCCCAGATAGTGTCAGCCAGTTGCACGATGCTGTGACTGCCACGGATGTCATGTAGTTCAGGGATGCCCCCGTCCTCCATGTTTTTGGATTGACTGGACCCACGGTTCAGGTGGTTGATGGCCACCACTGTGCATTTGGTGGCAGCAATGAATGACCGGATGCGAGTGACCAGGGCATCCAGGTGGCGGGTGTCCTGGGCAAGCCCTGAACCGAGGATGGTCAGGTGGTCAAGGAACAGGAACTCACAGTCCAGTGAACGGACCATGTAATTCATGCGTTGCATGATCGAGTTTTCATCCAGCGACCCGAAGTGATCGAACAGTTCCAGCCGACCAGAGCCGGTGATGAACTTATCGGCCTGGGCGATGCGGAGCTGTTCCTCCTCAGTGATGCCTGCGTAGTTCTGTCTGGCGTGGAGCTGGATGCCAGCTGCCATGCCAACAAAGCGGAAGATGGCTTCCTCTACGGTCTCTTCCAGACCAATCCAACCGACCTTCTTACCCTTCTCCATCAGGCCAATGGCCAGGGCACGGGCAAAGGTGGTCTTGCCAACGCCTGAACCAGCCACCAGCACAATCAGCTGGTTGTCATAGAAGGGCACCTTCTGGTTCCACCAGGCAAAGGCACAGTCGGTTGCTGTGCGCTTGGGTGGTTTGAGCACCAGGCCCTGGTAGTCCGATGCAGGGCGGATGCCATCAGGTCTGACCTCCTTGGCGGCCATGACTGCATCACGCACAGCCATGGAGCCCAGTTCCACCAGGGTGTCATTGGCATCCTTCTTGGGGAAGATGACACGTCTGACCTTGCCTGCATCGAACAGACCCATCAGGTCCCTGGCAGCCTTCTCGCCGGGTACATCCATGTCAGTGCTGACGTAGATGACCTTGAACTGCAGGTAGAAGTCCAGCTGTTTCTTGATGAAGGCCGCGGCATTACCAGCGCCACTTGGAACGCTGATGCCAATGACCTTCCCGCCAGTGGCCTGGGTGATGGATGGTGCGTCGATCTCCCCCTCGCAGATGGCAATGGCGTCGTGGTGGCCTGGGTTGGCCAGGTGAGCGCCGAACCCTGCGATGGATGCCGTGTCACCTTCCCACCAGACACGAGACTTATCGGCATTGCGCCATTTCCGGGCAATCACCTTGCCATCCTTGTCCCGGTACTGAAAGGCCAGGGTCTGGCCATCACGCTGGATGCCGTACTGCTCCAGGGTGCGGGTATCAAGGCTACGGAATGGTGCCTCCCAGGGCGTTGCAACGAACTCCCTCATGGCCCCCACAGACGGTAATCGGGAGGGCTGGATTTGCGGTCTGGGATTTGACTGGTCAAACCGGTGGTGGGCCTGACAACTGAAGCAGTGGGAGTGGGTTTCCCAGATGGCGAGGGCATCACTGCTATCGCAATCAGGGCAAGGCTGGTGAATAGCAATGGCTTCATCACTCATCCGTCTCAAAGATCGGAGCAATGTTCTCGACCATGCCGGTGCGTTTCCCGGCATAGACCGCCAACACCTCATGTGTGCAGTAGGTCTTCTTGCATTTGGAGCACTGCCTGTAACGCCGGTTGAAGTCAGGGAATGACTTGACCTCCCGGACGGTGGATTCAGGCGTGCCGCAGTGCGGGCAGTTGATCACGTGACCTCCCAAATCAATTTCATGAAGATGCGAGCCTCTTTGGTTGATGTCTTGATGTGCCTGGCAGCGATGGCACGGATGACGGTGACGTTGTCGTCAGTCCAGATCAGGCCATTGCCTGCATCCATGACGCTGCCCAGGCGGTTATCCAGGTCTCCCCTGGCAGGGCCGTAGAAGTGAACAACCAGACAGTTGATGCGCTCCAGTGGTGGATCAACCCACCATTCGCCCATGTGGGCGCGAACCCGCTGCTTCCATTCGGTGTAGACCTTGTCCATGTACGGCCTGGCGACACCGATGGTGCTGCGAGGCCGTGGTTTGGACATGGGTCGGAATGGCAGGACCAGATCCCGGCACTCAACCTCCATCGTTCTTCTCTTTCCTGCGGCGTTCCTGTTCCTCCACACGC